AATCTAAAACATTTTGTATTAACTCTTCTTCAGCTATTTCAATAGCTTGTTTATAGTTAAGCTGCATGTGAAGCTCTAACTCTTCTTTTGTTTGAGGTAATTGATCCGCTGGTATTTCAGTTCTTTTTAAATCTACACCTAATCTTTGTTTAGCTTGCTCTATTAAGTCAGCAGCAAACGCGTCTTCAGCTATAGCACTAGCATGTTCTGTTCTTTGTTTTACAGCATATGGATCTGATGCAAAAGATTTTATTTTATAACCTTTATCTGTCATACCGTTAACTACTATATCTACAAACTTAGATAATACAGCTACTGGTTTCCAGTCTAAATTCAAATAAGATAAATCACCGTTTATTGATAACTCATCTTTATATTTTTGTACTGATTGCTCTCCTCTAGAATATAACCTTAACTGATGAAAGTATTGCCAGTTGTTTCCAAACCTACCGCCAACACCTAATCCTCTATCACCTCGGAACCATTCATTTTCAATAGCTCTACCAACGGCGTAACCGTAGTCATAACTTTGTTTCTCTGCGTCAGATACTACTTGACTTGGAAAAGAACTATTACTGTTAGTATAAATCATCTATTTTATTATTTTTGAAATATATCCATCGTTATTATATTTATTAAATGATAATAAGACAGGTTGCTTTTGTGTTTTATAAACCGGTGTGTATTTATTTTTATTACACGCCATTATAGCTAGTCCAGAGCTAATACTGGCATCATGCTTGGTTCTATTATTAATATTAAATTGTGACCAATCCTCTAATGTTTTTTGAAAATACATTTGACCATAACCATTTTCTAATAATCCAATATGATCTTCTATATATGTTTCAATTGCAGCTGCGTGAGCTTGCTTAATATCTTCACTAGAATTAGGTATACCACCTATTTCTTTTTCGGCAACTGATAATTTGTTATAAATTTTATCAGGTCTATTTATAGAAAACTTTCTATATCCTCTTCTTTTTAAATAATACAACAATCTAGGTTTGTTGTTTTCTGCTAATATAGGCATACTATAAAAATGTAAAGCCATTAATACATCTTCAAAAAATATTTCAGCAGTTTGAGGTCTAGCTATATATTCTAAAAAAAACATATTAGCCGGGGCGTTTTCCATACTAAACTTAGTTAAACCATGGAAAGCTCCTTTAGAACCTCTATTATCAACTGTACCAGATATATCATAAGAGTCACAACCAAAAGCACCTACGTGCTCGTTACCTGGGTATTTAACTCCGTTTTTTACAATGACACGGTTTTGAAGTGACGCTGGTGGAACCCATGACACTAAAAACCTACCATTATTGCTTGGAACAAATCTAACAAAAGTATCTTTAACATCTCCCTCCCATTGAAAACTACCACGCGTGACTAATGATTTGTTTTTAACATCTTCATTAAAATCTATCTGTTGATAAATCTTTGTTAAATTAAATAAAGATTGTTTTGCTTCATCTCTAAACGCGTGTTTTTCTGTACGCGGAAACTGCCTATAAAATTCATTTAATCCGTCTTGATCATTTTTTAAACCATCAACTTCATTTTGCCAATAGTCAATAACACCCGTATTTATAACATCGTCATTGGGTCCTTTTGTAGTTTCTTTCGGTGTCTCGAATACAGGTATTCCATAAGAATCAATGTATCCCTCGTAGTTCCATTCCATAGGTATGAACAAACTATATAGTCCCGAGCGAGTCTGTCCATTGGCGTTTCTTTTTGTAACATCTGAATCGTAATATAGTTTTTTAAAATTATCTCCTCCCTTATCAAGAGCATTGCTCGTTGATCCCATCATGCATTTACCAACAATCCTACTACCTAACCTGAGGGTGGTTTTCGTAACCCTCCAGTTGTTGAGGATGTTGTTCGGCCTTTCCCATTTACCCGATTCATCATGTACGAGGAGTTTGAGTTTCTCTCCATCGTAGGAGTTGTTACCCGTGTTCTTCCAGTCGATTGTGGTGTCCAAGCCCTTAAGGTTCTCGACGGCTTCGTCTGCGGCCGCGGTAAGCTTACGTCTGGTAAACTTGCTGGCTGGGACACGGTAGGCAAGCTCGGTCTTGGGCCTGTCCATTCCGTCCTGGGTCGGCTTGAAAAAGAAGGGGTAGTTGACAGATATGGGTACCACCTTATCGGTGAACATACTCTTCGCATCAGGTCCGGACTTGGATAGTATACCATACCTACTGTCACTTGATATGGTTGCCAAGTTAACAACCTCTCCTGAGGCCATGAAAGAAAACCCGGAACGCCTGTTCTTAAGGTAACACATCCCAAAGGATCGTGAATCTGCCTTACAAGCTTCCCAGAAAATAAAGAATAATCTATTTGACTCCCTAAAGTTTGGTGCCCCAACATCAATCTTGGACCACTGCAAGTACATGTAATGAGTACCAGTAAGGTAAGTAGGATTGTCTTTGTTATAAAACCAAAAACCTTCCTCCCTACGGGTAAACTCATTATCAATGTAGTCATACCATTTTTCTTTAAAGTCTTGTGGATATTGCTTCCAATCAAAAACTGTTTTAATTTTACTTAGTGATTTAGGATACTCAGTCTTACTCCATTTGTTATTTTCAAACTTATGAATATTCTTAGCTTTTGGTAAAGCTATTTTAAGATTTTGTATTTCGTATATTTCACCTATAGTACCATCTTTACTAATGACAACCATATCATGTTGTTCATTATAACCATACTCCCACTTTTTTAATCTATTATATTTTTTAATAGTTTTAGGAGTTATATAATCATCTAATATTGTATATAAATTCTGCGTGTACATTACTTAGATCTTCCTTCAGCAAAACCTTTAAAATTAGTTTGCTTTTTGTTTTCTTTAGGTTTATCTTCTAACATATTCTTTTCTTCTTCAATACGGTTAAGTATTTCAAAAGCATCGAATATAGCTAGTTTTTTTGTAGCAGCTGCGTTTTTTAATCTGTCCGCAGATATATCATCATCAGAATCTACAATAGGTTCTTTAGCAACCTTGATTAACTCTTTGACCGCTACTTGCCCAGCTTGGATTATATTTTTCTTTTGACCGCTACTTGCCCAGCTTGGATTATATTTTTCTTCGTCTCCTTGGTGTTCATATTTAATTACAATATCATTAGATTTCATACAGTATAATCGCTCTTTATCTACTAAAAACTCCCATTCACCGTTAGGTGTATACCCAACTACATCTCCCTGGTGTATTTCTAGCGCTTCTAACGAGCTATTACCATATTTTAATATACCTTTAAGCTTTTGTTCTTTATCAACTGTTAGAGAACTTTTGTCTTTTATAGGTTGAATAAAACAACGATCACCAAAACTATGCCAACCATCGTTATTATTATATAAATAGATTTGATCTAAACTAACAAAATATAAACCTTTCTTAAAAAAAGATCTACTTTGTTTCTTTTCACCTCTCATATCATAAAACGTTCTAAAAACATTTTGATGTATAACTAAGGTGTCACCTTTTTTTATATTAGTTTTAAAAGCAACTGGTGTTTCAATTACTTCTGCTAATCTATTTACAAACTTCCAAGATTCAATCTTAGTATTAACTACAAGTTTTTTACCATCAACTTGTATTTCATTATTGTATTTATCACCAATTGGTTTTACAATAAAGTCATATAAGCTTCTCATTAATACTCTAAATCGTATTCAACAGATATTGACATGTTAGAATTAAATTTCTTCCACGGCAATACTTCGTTGTTTTTCTTTATATAAATATTATAAGAACCATCAGAAGTTTCAAACAGTATATGCGATATTTCGTGACCACCATACACTTGCTGACCAACAGCGTAGTGCATAGCATCATTTTTATAATCAGATCCTATACTGATCTTTCTTATATTATGCATCTTCTTTTTCCTCTATTTCTTCATACGTACCATCAGATAAATTGATGTTAACTTTTCCGTACTCCTCTTCTAGTTCTGATTTTGTTTTTTCAATTTCTTCACTAATATCTTTAACTTGTTGAGCTAAATTATGTTTTTGTACTTCTAAAACACCGATATTACTTAGAACAC